TTTCCGATAACTAAAGCAGTGAGAGCCTCCGTAGGATGACTGAACGTTACTCCGGCCGGAGCAGTACTCTCGTTTGCAATCGTAGTAGCTACTCCCGTTGTAACTCCGTCTCCGATTCCTGCCGGATCAAGTCCGATATCAATTATTGTGTCTGCACTAGGAGTCTCCGTTCCTATGTACACTTCCGCAGCGTACCAGGTATCCGTCGTGCTACAGTTGAAAACGTAGTAACAACGGTATTCGGTATCCCCAGAGCTTGCCTCGGAGTCTGCTACATTGTCAAATAGATTCCGTAGCAAATGGGTACCAGCCTCCGTGTCAGACATTATCCCACCTAAGCAGCTATCCGGAGCAAAATTAGCTGCTCCCCCACTGTACCGTATCACTATGAATTTACCTGTTATTACCATTAGACAGCTAGGTTGTACCAGTAATCTGCTACCTGTTCCATCATTGTTTTTCGGTTTGCGGCATTAAGACTAAAAGGGAAAATGCACAGCTCGTAAAAGTTACCTGTCCATTCTAGCGTACCTGCTCCAGTCTCCGCTATACGCAAACGAGTAGCTAGAGGATAAGTAACGTTTGCCGCAGTCCAGGATTGAACAGAGGTTACGTCATCGTTATGGTATGCTTCTCCGTTTTTATAATCCAGAAACCAAACGTTTTTACCTGAGTCACTAGGCCCGTTACCCGGATCCGGAGCAAGTGTAGGCCCATTGAGCCCTATTCTCCAGTCTGTAGCTCCGGTTGTTAAACCACAACGGAGAAAATCTGGACTGGTATGTGTTCCATCCTGGTGGGGAATTGTTGCAATATAATCGTTGGTTGTGTCTTTCTTAGGGCCTATTGCTAGCATCATATTAGGCTCAGTAACCATGTAGGGACGGTTTGTAGCGGCTACTGTGTCAATTAGGGCCTCTGCGGTACCATCCCATTCTATGTGAGGACGGCCGGTCTCACTCTGCAACCAGCGTAGCCGGGGTTGCTCTGACTGGGACTCCGCTTCCAAGTGAGCCGCGTTGCCGGACTGGTCGTGTAGCCGGACTACCGCAGCCTCTCCCTTGACAAAGAACGGCTCAAGGTTTCCGTCCGGATCCGCGTTAACGTCAAACTCCGTGTTGTCGAACGTGTCCCGGATCCTACAAAGAGGCCCGGAGTATGTAGAGATCATCTTACGAAGTCCCCACGCTCCTACCGGACTAGCTATGTCATCGTATTGTACTGTTGCGGCCGTCCTCGTTACAGAGTTCACCTTCAGAGAGATATTGTCCCAGACAGATCCTATATTAGTCCCCACCAACCGTACTCGAACTATTGTAGCGTCATTACGGAGAGGCAGAGGAATCTCTATTAGTTCCCACGTCCCAACGTTAGCAACAGCCTCTAGAGGAGTTGTAATAGTATCGAGAGCAGTCGTAGCGTCCCGTAGCTCTACGATGAGCTGTCCGGTAGCTCCGGCTACTAGTCCTCCCTTGTAGGCCCGTACAATAGCCTGCTTCTGACTGTCAGCTCCTATTGTGTGGTCTTGTCGAAGCTCGCTGTTGATAGCTAAGGCTTCTGCGTGTTCGTTGTCTGTGACAGCTCCTACCGTTATAATAGGATCTAGAGGGTAAGCCGTTATAACATCGTCCCAGCTTCCGCTAACTACCGTCCAGGCTCCGGGGAACACTCCCTCAAAGTCTCCGTTTGAGAATAGCTCCGTTCCAAGGTTTGCGTACGAGTTGAAGAAGAACTCTACGAAGTCCACAGTATGACTCGTGAGACTGCTTAGTATTGACTCTACTTCTATCCGTCCTATACCGGCTCCGCTCAATCCGGTAAGGTTAATAGGAAACGGAGGGGGACTAGCAATAGCGCTTACCTGAACCTGCTGCACTCCGTCCAGAAGGAAACGAGCGTTATACGTTGTGACTGACTCTGGAGTGTCTGAGCTGTCTCCTACAAGTACGACTTGATCCGGAGTAACTCTGTTCCTTTCGTCCCACGTTGTAATATCTATGTCTGTTACTTCTACAATCTCGATAGGAGTACGTACGGCTTCTGTCGTGATAGAGTCCGGAGGTAGCGGTCTATCATACCGTTGAGTCTGCACAGTGGTAGTAGAGGTTACGTCTCCTATCTCTTGAGCGTCCTGGTCACTGAAGCTAAGGAACTTGAACCAAAGCGTACCCACGTTCGGACGAGTGTTAAGGCTCAACCCGTCTATACTATCTATGAAGAAGACTATATCTAGTGCCGCGTGATCTTCGTACTGTGTATCAAGGAGAGCTCTACGTACCGTGTTTAGTTCGAACTCCCCTGCTCCTAAGTCCGTGAAGCCTTCATAAGCAAAGATCTCTCCGTTAATGCAAAAGAGATTTATTCCCTCATCTCTAATATCGTTCGGAGTAACGTTGTCGTTTAGGAAACTCTGGAAGAAACCCTCTTGCTCCGGGTCAAGATTTTGAATAACAATCTTCGTAAGATTCCCGTTCTTCTGTCCCTGTTGCTTGAATACTGCCGTTTTCAGTTCCGCACTAGACGTAAAGGGTATGTAGTTCAGCTCTACTGTAGTCTCTAATACAAAGTTGTCATTAGATACTACGAAGTCATACCGGATCATAAGAGGAGGCTTCCGAGCTAGAGCCCAGAGGTAAGCAGAGTCTACTTCTATTGTCAGTTCGGTTATATCAATTCGATTGAGGAACCAGTATGGAGACTCGAACACTTGGAACTGTGTAATATCTACAGGAGTCTTGTCTACCTCATCCCAGAGAGTATCCTCCGGGGAACCATATAGAGCGTTAGACGCGGAGAACTTATCTTGCAGGCACTCCATTACTACCCTACCTTGTGCAAGCTCTCCTATATCGAACCGTTGAACCCTTAGGACTATTTGACTGAGGTTATAGTCAGGCCAATCTAGTACGAAAGGATCTCCAGGCCTGAGCTGTGCTGCTTGTCTGTTTGCATTAACTGTCACATGGAATAAAGGTACGCTCAGCTGAGATAGCTCACGGGTACAAACCTGGATAGCTAGAGGGCCTTGCGTTATACCAGGGAAAGATATTGTAGTACTCTTAATCCTGTTCTGAAAATTGATGTTTGCCATATCTTGAACTATGGCAGCTCCGGTCTCGTAGTTCTTGTTACGGTACGTAAAGTTAATTCGAACCTGGTTGCTTGTCTCTCCCCACGCAGTACGGCTAAAGTTCGTTATACTGTCTATGTTCTTTTCATTAAAGACCGGGAGGTCACCTACTACATAGTCCTCTCTAATGAGTCGAACAACCAGCTTGCCGGTTACAGGATCCTGGTATAGAAGTCCGTCAACTTGCCGGAGTACTTCTTCAACAATAGATTTAGCGGAGTTAGTTGATTGCACAGAGAGGCTCATACCGTGTACTTCTGTTTGAAGAGTTGTAGCAACAGCAATAAACGAAGCAGTATCAATCTCTGTGGGATCTACTCCGACTCCTCCCCACTCCTCAGTAAGAGCGCTGAAGAGGATCTCCATAGGGTTAAGATCATTTCCTACCTTGTTGTCTCCGATAGCAGCAATAAGCCCTAGGTTATCCGGATATCTTTCTACCTCGAAGCTCAACGGCCGGAGGTTAGGACTCGTCCCTATATAGATCCGCTCAAAGACAATGTGAGAGTTACCCACGTAAGCCGGAATATCAGTACCTAGCCTCCCTTGTAGATAAGCATTCTGTGTGGTGTTGAACTCTCCGGAGTAGAACCTACCCGTACCTACCATACCTCCTCCGCGTTCTTTACCTCCGAAGATATTACCCTTGTTGAACGTTGCAGCTCCCCCGTCTCCTATTCCTACACCCGTAATAAAAAGGATCTTCTTCTCAACCCAGATTTTCTTTAGCTTGACACCAGGCCCGGTACATAGAGACAGATCGAAGCCTACAAAATAATTGTGACTCGTTATTACTCTCTTCTTACTGAAGAGTCCTGTTTTAACTTTCTTCGTATTCGCACTACTTCTAAAGTCTCCGTACCAGATAACATTAGGAGAGAACAAACGTACGCGGCCGTAGATGACGGGTACGGGGGATCCTTCGTTCGCTCGGGGGAATCGGATATCTCCTAACTTCCCCGGCCGTGCGTTTTCTATCTCCGGCTTCGGAGTTAGAAGTACAGAGAGGAAGAAGCTTGCAACGAATAAGAATAGGGTAAACCAGATCATAGCTCGAACTGGAACGGGTTATCGTTCGGAATGAACGGAAAGCCTCCGTACTGTGGGGCGTTCGAAAATTTAACTTTGCAGGTTGTAAACTGGTGGTTACACCCTACCAGGAGTTCTATAGCGTCTCCCACTTCTATCTTGAAGAAAGGGAAAGCAATAGTTATCAAGTCAGCTACGTTGTCAATGATTAGCCTACGCTCTCCTTTCGTAGTGTTAATCATCTCTCCTGCCTGTAAGACGGTATCTGCAAAACCATCGTCAGCAACAACTATAGTAGTCTCGTCAGTGATAGAGGAAACAGTAGTAAATTTCTGCGTAAGTGCGTCTTTGACAACTTGGCAGCGTGCATCGTAGAGAACATGGTTACATGGGTTATGCCAGTAGACGTTAGGTATCTCTCCCTGTAAGGCCACAGCAAAGATACTAGGAACCCTCATCTTAGCCTCGTGTCCTGTTATCGAGAAGGACATAACAGGCCCTTTCCAGATGACAGCAAAATCAGTAGCCGGATTGTCTCCAGCGTGAAAGCGGAAAATCTCTAGCACGAGATCTGGAGGAGAGATCTGGAGTCCGTAGTCTTTTACTATATCAAGGTCAAAGGGTACGGTTACCTGAAGGTCTAACCCGTCATCGTTCTGGGAACCCGAGCGGACAGCGTCTCTCTTTATACCTGGAGTAGCTAGGTAGAGCTGTCCGTTAATAGTAACGTCAGCCTCTGCACTCGTGTAAAAGTAGGTCTTGAACGTACCAGTAAAACGGTAACCTTCTACAGGAGATCCGGACTGTTCGCTACTCTCTGTTATCTCGAACTGTGTAGGGGTCATTGATCCGTTGTCCTTATTACAAGCTCAAAAATTGTGTGCATAGCAAAATGAGTAAGCTTCTGCTGGTCAGATCCTAGACGAACCTTGTTGAGATATTCAATAGTAAAACCGTTTCCCCAGCTCAGATCACTTGTAACCGGAGTGTCTAGAGATAGACGGACGTTACCTCCGGGCTCGTCATTGACTGCGGTTACTTTTCGGTAGTCTCTTACTGCACTGGGATTTACCAGAACAAGCCTCTTGTACGTATCATGAGGGAAGTAGAGCGTACTGTACGGGGTATTCGTCACCACTATAGACGGATCTCCGGGGTTCGGTAGGGGAGTAGCAAGGAACAAGTCCTCTCTCCAGCTAGGCATTAGGAAAGAGTTCCTTTGTCCTCGGGCAGCTACTATAAAGTCTCTCCAGTAATCCATCTCTGTAGGATCTAGAACCCTCTTGATATTGAATGTCCGTACTCCGTCAATGAAAGCATGTAACCAGGATACTTTCTGGTCATGCTGTCCGGCTTCATTGTCAACGATAGTAGGCCTTACATCGAACGTCTCCGGCACTACACCTATAACTAGTGGGGTACGGTCAAGAACGTTCAGACTGTCGAATGTATCAATAACTGCAGTACTCCCCGGTCTCTCAAACGTAGACCGGAAGTCCTCAACCAGTGCCTTGAACGTGATAGCTCCTGATACCGTAGTCATGTTAATTGCCGTACGATTATCCAGACGGCTGTTGAACGCTGGAGCTACAATGTCCCCTTTCTTCACGTCCACAGTAAGAGGAGTAGCCGTGTTTGCTCCGTCTCCTAGAATAGTTCCTAGAGCAATTAAGAAGGAATCTTCCGTAGAAGGCCTGAAAATTACTGCAAGATCATTGTCTCGAAAGTCCGTCAGAGCCGGGTTAAAGAAAATCTTTGTAGCAGTAATCAAACTGTCTTGAGTTATTCTAGTTGAGTACTGATAGAACGGAATAACAATTCTGTCCCCTAGTCTCTGCAAGAGCCGGTCATATTCTCTCTGCCGTTCTATCTCATCCTCCAGAAGAATAGAGGCCTCTATCCTACGTCTAGGTTGTCTTCGAACACTGATACGCTGCTCCGTAGAGTCCCACGCTCCTATAACGTCACTCAACCATAACCACGTCTCAACAACCGGCTGCTCTGGAATAAAACGGATCCAGTCGGCTATAGTAGTTTCGAATGTCAGTGTTCCAGTGCTCATGTCTACACGGCAAAGTTGAAATTGAAAACGGCACTAATGTTCGTAGGAGCAGTAGGGCCTATCTGCAAGTTGACTACCAGCTCCTCTAATGTAAAGAAAGCCCGAGGAGGAGTGAGGTCAAGAGTTAACCCGTCTTGTCCGGATCCGGTAATAGTATCTAGGTTGTTCGGCTCAGGCCACGCTTGCCACAGTGTAAAGGGAATGTCCGTATTTAGTGCCGGGTTCTGTGGTCTCATGAAGTGAGGTATAACCCAGATCCGGAAGTAGATATCATCTATAGGGAACTGGACAACAGGAGAAGGAGTAGACGGACGGACTGCTATACTCGGAAGACTAATAGCCCCGTCAGTCCCTACGAGGATCTCTACAGGTATTTTGTGTCCTGAAGCAATCTTAGGAACTGCGGACGCTCGAAAATTCCCACTAGCCGGAGATAGCCACTTGAACCGCGTATCCTGGTCATCCTCTCCTATCCTCCAGTGTAGGTCAAGATCCGGTCCTACGATTGCCCCAGCTTCTGTGTACGTAAGGTCAACGTCAATAGCAGTGACACGGGCTATTGTCTCCGTGTACGTAAGGTCAACGTCAACCGCTGTAACACGAGCAGTAGAGCCGGTAGTAGTGTACGTAGCTATACGGTCAGAGGTAGCTATACTAGTATTACTGCTAGCCACTTATTACCCTATTCTGGAGTATCTCCGGAACCTTTCCCCGCTTTGTATCTGATATCCAGAGAATCATAGTCTGCCTTCGACAATACCGGACTAGGAGTGACCTTGAACGAAGCAGTTATCCAAGCTCCTCCTGAGCTAGCGTCAAACGTCCTTGCACCTTTTGAGACAGCCCCTACATAGAGAGTAATAGTTAGAGTAGGCTCGTTACCAGGTCCTCCTACCTGCACTCCTTTATAGTAGAGTTCCATATCTACTAAAGTGACCTCGTCCATATCAGCCGGGGAATCAGCTGGGTAACCGTGCTCGTCCTCGTCATCGAGGTCTGCTTTACCTACAATGAAGTCCGTATTATCTTTTGCAGCTATGGTCTCGTCTATCTTTGAGACGTGACTACCTGCAGACGGAGTATCTGCCCACTCTAACGGAGTTAGGTCAGTGTCTGGTTGACTGCGAATAGTTGGGCTCACAGATCATCCTCAAGTGTAACGTGGTGAAGTAACATACCCAAGTTAAATTGACTTGAAGGGTTCCTACTCCCGAAACCCTCTCCCATAGTTACAAGGTTGACGGAGAAGTAAGTAGTATCCGCTGCTCCTGTACCTTCCATAGGAAACTCTGCGTTATCTCCACGAACAAAGACAAGATCTGGACGGTCTAGAGCGTCAGCTAAACGACGCAACCCAGATATGATCCTATTAGCTACTGCCTGATTGTTAGGGGAGGGTACGTCTCCATAGTAGATAACATGAACTCTTCTAGTAATTGCCATTTTCTTTCTCCTCTTTTTCTTGCCTGGTTTCGTTTTGCTACGAGGCAAGTTTAGTCTGTCGGAGCTGCAGACTATTAGCTTGTGTTCTAGTAAGTGAGAGACTTCCCCACTGTTTAGTTGCTTCTCCCAGAACTCCATATCCTCCGAGGTCTCCTCCCACAACGTCTTTAGGATTCCCAGTAACGGGAGTTGATCCCGAGTGGAAAAGCTCTAGACGTATTTTTGCAAGAGATGCTCCGTCGTCAATCTTAGCCCGGATCTGTACGTCAATGGTATTCACTAAATCAGTATTTACGGGAGCATCTTGTAAAGTGAACTCGTCAACGTCGCTGTCTGTCGGAGTCTCTACGAACGTAGCATCGTCCGGGGATCCTCCACTAAGTACGGTCTTCTCGTTGACCTCGTCCCAGTGAGTAGCTCCAGTCGTAACGTCCCAGTTTGCTGTTACGTCTCCGTCTGGTAGTATGTTCGCTACAGGCATAGTCCCTCCTAAACGTTCTTCTTGTAGGCAAAACCAAAGTTGAGAGTATTAGCTAGATCAATAGGAGAGCCTCCTCCAAAAGCATTGTCTCTGATACCTTTTCGTACCCACGGGAAGATAACCCAGTCCTCGGTACCGAACTTCAGAATATCAGCCGGAGTAGCGTCCGCTATGTTCGCTATACGGATCCCCGGAAGAAGTCCTATGAATACGTGAGCACTAGATCCTATGTTCTGAAAGAACCAGGGAATACCCCACATTATCGTACCTCCGGTAATGAGCTGATTCCCTACAGGAAGAAAGTTATCGAGAATGTTTCCTTGCTGATTGTTCCAGTGGTCTGAGTCCTGTCTTCCTCGTTCCATAACTCCGGTAATATCTATAGCTAGAAATACAGCCGGAGTAGTCTGGAAACCTACAGGAAGAACGCTAGCAGGAACGAGTACGTTAAGGTTGTTATCTTGAGTGGGAGATTGTGTTCCCCCGAGGTGTCCTAAGTCATGCTTATTGCTACCTGGGTTGTTAGAGTCAACCCCTCCGTCCGGGTGCCAGTCCCAGTCAACACCTACGGAGAAGGCACAGTCTGGAGTAGTCATTCCGGCTTTGTCGAGAAGGCCAAAACTAAAATGAGTGTACCTCTCTCCTGAGGCCTGTACTACCATGTGGATATATTTAGGATCCCCAGCTCCTCCGGAGAAGAACCATACGTTATTGAACGGAGGCTCTCCGAGATCATTAGTCCTCACACGGTCTACGTCTCCGTCTGTGGTAACGAGGGATCCCGGATGATTCCAGTATTGACGGTTTCCCGGTTCAGTTAGAGAAGTAGAGAGAGCAGCACTTAGGATAGCATCTATGTTCCCTCCCCCTCTATCTATTCCTATATCAGCTGCACGAGAGCCTATAGCAATATGACAATTCCCGTTCTCAACCGCTATTTGACGAAAGAGTAGATCCTCGTTGTATATTGCAGCCCACGCTCCGTCCGTTACTGTTGCGAATGTGTACAGCTTGTCTACTAAGTCGTCTAAGTCAGTAGCGCTCGTAAGTGTGTATGCCATTAGATCTCCTCCACTGCGTAGAAGTCTTGAGCAGTGTTGTTCTACCTCCGAGAGTTATTGTCTGCTCTACCGTCCGACTGAATCCGGTTGTAGAGAAGACTCCCTCAAGCGCTCCTACAAAAGTGTTGTTTTTGAAGTCTACAATATGACACTGAATAAGTGGAGCCTCACTGTTAGCGTTTAGTCTCATCTGCCCGAACCCCCCGCTATTCCAGTTGTCCGGATCATCTATGAAACCGCTGGAACCTTGTCCGGCTTTATGAGGCCACAGGTAAGCACGCTGCCCAGTAGACGGAGCGTGTGCAGAAGCAGAGCTATTCTGATTATGAATCTCTATCCATAATGAGTCAGTTCTCCTCCGATACCAGGCAGCTCCATTCGCTCCTGGATCTGCAATGCTAGAGTTACGAGCGTTGTTCAAGTCCGGCTTTTCGTGTTCCGGATAACTCGTCAACAACGCAAGAGGGAAAGGGTACTCACTCGGAAGACCTACCGGCAGGAAGAACCCCGCGTACATGCTCATGTAGTTAGTCCCTCCGACTTGAGCTATTACAATAAAGCGTCTGTCATTCGCATAGAACCAGAAGTTAATAGGCCCGTTGTCCAGGTTATAGAATCCAGGCCCTCCAGCTCCCGGAAGAGATCCGAACGCTATTCCTGTTTGCCAAGCTATAGCCCCGAACACGTCCCACGAAAACTCAGCAGGCCCCGGATCATTGAAGGTCTGTATATTGATAAAGACTTCCTTACCGACTCCGGATCCAGGCCCTTCTACTGACATGGTAGCAACGTCCGTATCTACGGACGGGTCATACGTCATAGTGAACGTAGCTCCCGTTCCTGTCCCACCAGTTACTGAAACTGGGTTACCTGGTGCCACTGTGTACACACCCTTAGTAGTTATTGAAATTGCAGTAATTACTCCTGCACTTACCGCGTCTACCGTTAGCGTTGTAACTGTAGTAAACGTACCTCCCACAACGGTAAGAAGGTCGCTGACCGTATACCCAGTCCCCCCAGATACGATAACAACCGCGTTCGCTTCGAGCTTTGCTGCTGTGAACTCTCTAGAGATCCAAGGACTAGATAGAGTAACGGTTAGGTAAGTGTGCAGCTTGTCTAGTAGGTCATTGTGCCCTTGAGCTGTGCCCGTCGTGAAGGCCATTACTTACCCTCCTAGTATTCTTCTAAATGTGTTCTTGTTTCTCTCAACGATATTCACAATAACCCGCTCTCCTGCAGCTGTCCCCAGTGCGTCAAGTGCCATAGCCGGGTCAAAGACTGTGACCGCTCGTACGTTGACCTCGGGAGCAGCAGCAGCAACCGGCTGAGCCTGTCCCGGCTTCTCTACTGTAACCTTCTCCCCTGGTGTAGCTCTGAACGCTACTAGCTGTGTGTCCGGGCCTCCGGATCCTCCCACCTTGAAGGATCCCCCCTGCTGCTTACCGGGTAGGCTTGCAAGGGCTCCTCCAGCTGCCCCTAGACCGGGAATCAAAGAAAGGAGGGCCTGTCGAAGAAGTAGCCTCGTGAGATCCGCAAGTATCGAGTCTACAAGCTTCTTGAAGTTCAGCTCTCCTGTGGTTACGAAAGATACTATTGCATCCTCTGCACCTTGAAAAGCGTTAACAATCGTATTCTCTGATAGAGACGCAAGGTCTTGCAGTTCTGTTTTTAGTCGTTCGATTCCCCGAGCTACTCCAGCGTCAATGTCCGTCCGGAACTTGAGAGACTCTTCCCCGAGGATCCGTAGTGCCTCCGTGTACTGTGCCATAGTTATGAGTCCTCGTTCTTGCGCTAGAGTTATCTGGTTGAAGCTTTCGGTTAGCTGCTGTTGAGGAGTTATGACAGACTCCATTATAGAGTTGAACTCTTGAAGCGCTCGGTTGTTTTCGAGAAGAGTTCTTACCTGCTTCTCTTCGGTTCCCTGTAATTCTCTCTCTAGCTGGTCTTCCACACTGAGTAGAGCTATCTTGATCTCACGCTCTGTACTGTTAAGCTTGAGTAGTTCAGTTTCTAGTGCCAAGTCAGCAAGTACCTCCTCAAACGTTACCCCTCCGGCAGTAGCTACCGGAGGAGGGATAACAGGAGGTTCCGGAGGAGGAACAGCCTCCTTCTCTTTCTTCTCTCTGATAGCTGCTAGTTGTGGGCCGAAGGTTCTCTCTAGTGCTAACCTCTCTGCTTCGTCTAACACTTTGTCAAAAGCTCCCGTCAAAATGTTTGACTGGAGACCCTCTAGGAAAGCGTCCTTTACTGCTCCTCCTAAATCCGCAAACTCCCTCTTTGCTAGCTTCCGAAGTCCGACACCTACAGCTTTCAGTAACCCGAGTATAAAACCTATCTGCTTCTCTACAACGGATAGAATCGTACGAAGCATTGCAAGGAAGAACTGTATAATTTCTCCTGTGTTTACCTCTGCGTCTCCGGACATATCCTTAAAAATGCTTGCTATCAAGTTGACAAGTTCTTTGATGACGGTTCCTAGAGTATTGAAGACAGCCTTTCCGAGATCCGCTAGAGTAACAAGACCAGTGGAACTAATAGAGATCTTGTCACTAAATGCTACAATGAGAGCTATTACAGCAGTCAACGCCACTGCAAGAAGAACTAAGGGGTTAGCTGCTATTGCCAAACGCTAACAGTGAGGCTCCACTTATTCAGTGTCATATTGTAGACTTCAAAAACAACACTTTTGTAGGAGCGCTTGAGGGAGTCTTCTCTACAACCGGATTCAGTCGGACGGTAGAGCAGACAATAACTCTCGGAGGTAGAAC